CTGACTCTAAACCAGCCTCTGCTCTCCTTTTGGCTTCCTTTAGCTCCATTTCTGTTAGGTCTACGCCTGTTTGACCTGCTCTCCTAGCTTCCTCAGCTACCGAGCGTGAAATATCAGCCTGCTCACCAGCTTGTCGTTGACGCTCTGTGGCCTCTAAAGCTTTTAATCCAATCCCTTCACGACCAGCTCTTGCCGCTTCTATTGCACGGTTCTCACGTAAGACCCTTGCTTGTTCAGCGGCTCTTGCGGCTTCCCCAGCACGACCGACCTGCTGAAGTAAAGACTCTTTACCAGCTCTTGCCATTTCCTCAGCCTGTAATTCTTCTTCTGTGTAAGCCCTTCTTTCCCTTCCAGCCTGTAATAGTGCCGCATCTTCAGCCAGTTCTACACTACGTGTACCTGCTCTAGCCGCTTCTTCAGTACTGGCGAATCCGGCACGCTTTGCTTCTTCTGCCTCTTCCTTGGCTATGTCCATTTCAGACTTTGCAATATCAAGACCAGACTCTCCAGCCAGCCGTGCCTCCTCTAGGCTTGCATAGCCACGTCTTCTTGCTTCTTCCGCTTGACGTTCTTGAATATCACGTGTTGATTGTATTTCATCCGCACTGGCGGCCAAACTAGACCTTAGATTGGTATAAGCTTCATCACTTCTTTGCTTTTGCATCTGTTGCATGAAAGACTGCCCACCAGCCGCAGCAAAACCACGGGTCTGAGGGCCAGCAATGCGTTGTTGCATAGACTGTTGTAACATGCTCTCACGAAGTCCCTGTGTTCCAGTTACAAACTCACGCCTAGACGCTTCTTCTGCCAACCTTGCCCGTTCTTGAATCTGCTGCCCAGTAATTCCTGCTAGGGCTGAAACTGGTTGTTTGGTTATGGGATCTATTTCACCTTCACCGTACTGTGCTTCTAATCTTTCCGTTTCTTCCTCTGTCCGTGCAGTCAGTTGGCGCTGACGCTCTGTTTGCCTGTCTTCTGCAACATCTAATTTTTTGGCAACTGTCCCGCCAATGGATGTTATAATCTCATTGGTCTCTGGGTCTACTACATCCTTTTTACCATATTGGGCTTCTAGACGTTTTTCTGTTTCTGTCTGTTGGTTGGTAATGCGGAGTTGACGCTCGGTAAGTTCCTCACCCTTAAGCCCAGCAAGCTCTCCCTCTTGGTCACCGTATTCTTCACTAATCTGTTGAGCCATCTCATCCAATCTTCTTGAGGCGGCTCCACCAGTTAAGCCCTCTGCGGCTAAATCTGCTCCATAACGATACTCAAGCTGTTTGCGAATCTCTTTTAGTCTTGCTCCCTCAAATCCACCTACTGCCTCAGCACCTTCAATGACAGTTTCTCTTGCTTCTTCCTCACCATACATTGCCTCGGTTTGTAGTTTTGCTTCTTCAAACTCTGCTCCAAGCAATCCACCGAGTTCACCGGGACTCTCCCCAAACTCAGCTTCTAACCGTCTCCGTTCTGCGGATAATTGCTTACCAGATAAGCCACCAATGGTAACTGTTTCACCAAGTGTCTCCTCCACCATATTGAAATACTGTGCCTGCTGTGTAGAATCAAGGTTAGCATATTGATCTGAGGTCATTTCCTTGCCGAACATGGCAAGGGTCTGTGCATCCATTTCATCGGTACGTTGCTTTGCAATGTCAGCCTGACCGGTAACACGTGCCTGCTCTTCGTTTTTACGGGCGACACGCATCTGAAAATCTTTAGTAATGTTGAAAACCTCTTCCTGTTTCCATTTGGGAATTTCAGCCAACAGTTTATTAAAACGATCCTTTTCAAATGGAAGTACATATTTCTTGGCAACATCTTCGCTGACACCAAATTTTTCAGCAAGGGCTTTGCCCGCATCCTCACCAAATAGATCAGCAAATTCAGAGAAATCACCAAGTCCCTCACCATCTAGAAGGTCTTGTAGTGTGCGTGTCCCTTCAAGAGGTTCGGTAGACTGCTCACAGACATAACTTCCCATTGGGCCGGGTACACAGTTCTGTCCCGGTGGACATCCGTTTGTACGGCAATCCATCTGTCCAGCATCTCCTAATACATCCCCACCCTCCTGATATCTAGCTGGGGATTGATTTGTTGTGTTTAGTTGAGGCATTAGTGGAGAAGACCACGCATTGGTACCAGCTTGCCCATTGGGGGTCTGACCGCCAAGTAATGATTGCTTCTGTTCTGGTGATAGCTGTTGAGCCACATTGCGTGGCACAACGAACTCTCCGGGTGTTAGTCGGGCTGTGACTGTATCCTGTTGTCCTGTAAACTGACCGGGTACATTACCGGAAAGAGGCATTTGCCTCCGCATGTCTGCAAGAAAGCTATTGGGAGGACTTTTACCCCATCTTGGCATTAGTTTTGTCCTCTCTGAAATTTACGTAGTGGCATTTAGGAAACTCAACTTCTCGATATCGCCGCTGATGGTGAAGACCACGGGAAACTCCCTACATAAGATGAGGGTTTCTTATAAAGATTAAACTTTTGACCTATCTGTAGTGCCTTACTTTGCCCTTGACCACTTAGAGATTGAAAGGGCATGTATGATCCCACCTGACCCAGCGATGGTTGAACACCTCCAAGTCCACCTCCAAACATCTGTGACATACTTGGCAGAGCCGCTCCTGCTCCTGCGGCCTGTCCAGCAGTAGGTGCCGCCTGATAAACTAAGTCCGGAATACCGCCCTCGGGTTTAAGAGCGAATGCTTCTTTACCAGCTCCATACGGACTTAGCCCGCTAGGTGGGGCGGGTAATTCCAAAGCACCCGTAGCTAGTTCTTCTGGTATTGGGACATCCAAGCTCAATGCCTTACTAAGCGCCTGTTCACCAACCTCAGACTGTTTTGAGCCAAATAACTTGGCAAAATCAGCCATATTGACAAGTGTATCTGCGGCGGCAAAAGCCTGTGCCCCGCTTATCATCTGTTTTATACCGGAAGGAGAAAGGAAATCTGCACGACCAACGCCTTCGTATACACCTTCCATCACGTCCTTCATGGTTTTCCGTCCCCTTTCAAGACCTGCCGCCGCTTCTTCAGAGCGTTTCCGTTCTTGCTTTAAGAACTCAGCATCCGGCTCTTCTATAAACTCGAACTCTCCGGGGGCTTGCTCCAGCTCTGTGGCTAATGTTTTTCGACCTTCCTTAGTTGCACCCGATGCAGCCTTCGCAAGCATTGCGGCCCGCAGTACGTTTTTACCTGTTTTTGTTTTTCTTAAGGTTTGATAACCTTTTCCTAACTTTGCAAGCTTACCACCCTCCGTAAAAATTTTAAGACCTTTAAAGGCCGTCCCGGCGCCACCAGTTGCGACATTTAACGCTATTTCAAATGCTACGGTTTTTAACAAATCGCCCCAAAACTTTTTAGTAGACTCCTTTTTAGCTCCTCGTCCAGCTTTAGCGTATGCCGCTTTTGACGCTATCTCTTGCTGTCCCAGTCTGGCAATCTCGTCTTCAATATTTTCTTTCTCTTGAGTGTATTTAAGACTAGCCGCTGTCCTACCTTTAGTACCAACAAGGTCTTGTTGTGTCTCAAAAGATGTCTTCATTGCTTCAAACATGCTTGGCATAATAAAACTTCCTTATGTTAAATCTTCCCAGTTGCTCCCACTCACTTCTACGGGTAGGAACTCTGAATAGTATAGCTTGGCACCCAGACGTAAATAGAGCCGGAGATGTTTCCCCGGTAAACGTGCGTATCTCCGCTCACCATCAGCCATTTGACTTAGTGATGGTGGATGCTCTGAAATAGAGATAGGACTCTGGGTACTGTTCTTTAATCTTCTTTCCTCTGCTGTTAAAGGCATTAGCTCACCCTTGTATACAGTGGTCTATATTCCACTGCCATGTCGTTGATCTGAACACCCTCTGAAGTCCCTGTGGCGTCTGAGGGATTCAGAATCTTAAATCTTATGCTTTGACAGGATATAGGACTACTGGGTCTGGCCCGAACCTTCTTCCAGCCGGTGCCAGTACCAGTGAAATTGCCTGTAAGCTGACTTGAAAAGCTTGTACCGCCATCAGTAGCATAGTATACTGGCTGTGTCTGGTCATTATCACTCTTATATGTAAGCGTTACGCCATAAACCTTCTTCTTTCTACCCGGCTCACCAAAATCAATGTCCTTTGTCACCACTGCAAACTTGGTAGTAGCCACATCCCTTAGAGCATCTGACCATTCTTTTACATTGTAAGCATCAGCAACAGCATTCCAGTCGTTACCACCGGTCATGTCGTCCCAGTTTGTTTGTACACCGTTCCAGACTAGATCACCTGTGGTCTTGTTTGAATAGACCGTGACCATATTTCCGTTCCAGTCATGTACCATGTTGGTTCGGTTAAAGTTGTCACCAAAGGCTGATTGCCCGTATGTCCATGAGTTGGTACGGAAGTCATATACATACACATCACCACTACTGGCAAATGCATCTTTTAATATGACCAGATAATACTTTTTAGGATTGTACCCGATGAGAGTATCCCGCTGAAAGAAAGACTGCCATGTGGCTTCATCAACACGGTTCAGCAACAGGTTCCTCACTTCACGACCGTCATACAGGTAAACACCAAACTTGTTGCACCAAGCGATCCCGAACTCTGTCTTGGTGGTAGCATAGGGATGTTCCACACCCACAAAATCTTTAATATCCTCCACATACCAGTTAGCTGGGGATGGGGAAGCTATGTTAATGATATACATCTTCTTGTTCTTGAAAGCCAGTAATCGGTCTGAAAACTCCTGAAGGCTGGTAAACTCCTCAGCATCACCCTTCACAACATCCACAAAGAAACTTCTGGGAAATGTATCAAATTTGCCGATAGGTGTGTACATGAGCCGATCACGCATCTGCACAGTCTGACCCTCCTCATTCTGGGTCTTTACATTGGCTACAAAACATCGCCTGTTAGCCACCACGGCCGTCTTGTACCCTTCACCCACACCGGATATAGTTATCTTCTTCTCGTCATGAGAGAATCCATTTAGAATCTCATAGGTCTCAAGGCTTGGAGATAGTGATTTAACCGTATTGACATGAACCTGATCCCCGCTATTTAATGCCCAAGCGGCGTAATCACCTGATGTTTCCGCCCGAACACCGTCTGCAAGATCAATATCCATCAGTAATGCCCAAGGATCATCAGTGTCATCTTTACGTATATATATCCTTGCACCACTTACCCTCTCATTAAAAGGAGCTGTAGCTCTTACACTAACTGAAAGTGTATAATTGTTACCACCCGGTGTATGGGTATTATTGGATGTGGGAACGTAGAGTAAAGACTCTTGATTGCCATCATATATAAAACTAGCGGCTATCTGATAGGCTACCGCTTCATAAGTACCGCCAGATGTTACATCAGCAACGGTAAGGTTAAAGCCAACCGCCTCACTACTAACAAGACTGGGATATCCAGAAGTAATAGCAAGGGTTGAAGGTGCCGCAAGGTCATTTGAGTTGTCATACCAGTTTTTAAATCTTGTATTAGCTGTAAGTCTTAGTGATCCAAAATGCTGTCTCTGTACGAAACCATACCAGCGAGGCTCCGTAGCCGCTCCAAGTGACGCATCAGCGACCCTAAGAGCCTCATCAGCGAAATAAAATACACCCTGTGTTAGCTTGGTAATAGATGGTGTACCGGATTCGTTAGCGTCTGTAGTCATAAGACCACTATGGTCTAATGTAATGGTATGATTTGCTACATTGAACACCCTAACCGCATTTAGGTTGTTAGCCTTATTTTCGTCAACACACCCAGCAATACCAAGTATATCACCCTTTCTAAAGCCAGAGGAAAGAAAAGTCTGTACCCCGGCATCTGATACAATGGTATCCTTGGCGTCTGATCCAGAGTTGTCATTGAAAGCAAGATTATTAGCGGAGTAGCTTTTAGATGTAACAGTTCCTAGGTCTATAGCCCCAGCGGTAAAGGCATCTCCCTTCAGATCATACAGATCAACTGTAGCAGTCTTTGAGTCCATGACCGCCAGCCAGTTCTCACCAGTGTCCAAACCTCCGCCTATCCTTGTAATGGTAACCGTTCCCGCCTCGTTAGCGTCATTGGTAAACACACCATCTTCTTCAAGTGTGATTGTGTTAACTGTCACACTTTTAATTGTCAAACCTGCTAGGTTATTTCCAGTTTCGTCTGTACAGCCAGTAATGCTAATAATATCTCCAGCCTGAAAGCCCAATGAAACAAAAGTGCTATCATCATCTACTATAGTATCGTTATCGCCAGCCTGTGAAAAAGCTAACTTGTTTGTAACAAACGTAGGCGCCAATGCTGGAACATTCTCATGATCTGACCCAAACACAAAAGAACCATAGCCGGGTGTTACATGTCCAGCCGTATCACTGGGAACATCACTATGGGCTACATCCCCACCCATGGGTCTGATGGAGCGCCTTTTGTCCATCACCGCATTGTTAACCTCCGAGATTTCGTTCTCGCCGATATCACGTGGATCAACAGCGTCGTTTAAACCGCCGGAGAAGTCGTTCATGTTATAAAACGCTCTAGGCATGCGTTGCTCTCTTTACCCAACCATAATAATATTTTTCCAGCTCAGGCCTTGTCATAGCTAATCTGGCATATTCCATAATTCTGTACGCTCTCAATCTATCAGGCTCTAATTTTACAGTCGCTTTAATTGTGTTTGGCCCCACTTTACCATCCACTTTAATCTTATCTTTGTTCTTCCCATTACATGCACGTTGAAGTATCTTGGCGGACTTCGCTATACCCTGATTAACTACCATGTCAAAGTACTGACCCTGTAGTTTGTCGGGCAACCTCTCAATCTTGGCGGGTAACCAGTAATCATCTTTGTACAGCTCCACAGCATCATCCACTGTCAGGTTCTTAATATCAACATTCGGATACGCCTTCTTGGAAATACCGTATTTGGTCTCTCCACCGGGGTCGTCTGGGTCGTTTACATAACCACCTTCCCGGTCAATAACCTTTTTTATCTCCTGATAAAACGGCATTATTTTTTCTTCATTACCCTTACACCCATCAAAACTTTTTTGACAGATGTCCAAACAAGGTCGTCCATCTTACTAGGCGACATGGCCACGATTTTGTCGACCACCATAACGGCAATCATTATATATTCCCAGTTACCCATCATATAGTCCATTATAGACCTCCTACA